AGGTTGCTAATACTGCTACTTTGAAAAGTCCATCTGGATCGTCAGCTACAAACGCAGTAATATCCGAAGCGGTAATAGCGCCTGGATAGAATTGCTGTTGTAGCAACTGTTTGGTAGTTGGGTTTGTGAACTGACAACCCATAAAAATACCAACGGCATCGGTTGCGGTAGCTGTGGTTGAAACACGGCTCAAAGCACCATCAGTATTCAGACGTACAACATCACCAAAGAAAATGGCGGTTGTAGAACCTGAAATGATGGGAATTGAACGAGTTTGACCAGCAAATACCTGACCACCGATCAAATTGATCGGTCTGAACCCATAAGGTCCGTCTACGGTAGGATAAGCCATTTAAAACTCCTAATTAAGTTTAGTTACCTTTACCAAAAGTCACCGTAGATTTCTTCTCATTAAAGAGAGGCATCCTTGGGTCATTCTGGCGCATTAAATTATTGTCTACAGCATCCATCTGACTTTCGGCTTGAATTCGGTAATGTTTATTACGTTGTTCAACGAACTCTTCTGGAGTTTTGCAAAGCAATAACCCGCCAATCTCAATGTTGTCCTTAAAACGACTATTGGGATCAACTAGCAGTTGGAATTTGGGTTGTTCTTCAAGTGCCACAGGCTCCCAACCTTCTCTTAGTTTCCCAGAGAGATTGCGGGGATCCGCCTGATTTAGCGTTGAAGTACGAATCCAACGATACTTATACCCAGCCTGTTTGTCGGGTTCAGGCAGCAATTCCGCTGGCGCCCACTGCTGAGGACGTTCACTTGTTGCACGGGTTTCTGATTCTCTATCTAATTTCTTAGTCATTTTAATTCTCCATTTTTAAAAGTTCACGGGCGTATTGCTCATTTGTAAGTCCCAACTTCTTAGCGATATTTTGCTGCGAAGTAGTCAGCTTTATCTTTTTCGAAGATGTGCTGCGACTTGCTGGAGCGACTACAGTACTCGGTTTCGAACGAGGTTTTTCGTCTTCTACGTCCTCGAAATTTTCGGGGAATCGTTTACGTATTGTTTCGTCAATACGTTTGTAATACTCGTCAGTCGTGGCGTAAGCCATCCCATTTTCCTTGACTAGCTTTTCGTGCAAACCAAGGGCGAGACTCGTCATCTCATCATCTTGACCAAACCAAGAGTTTCGCTCTTGCCAAGCCGAAGCTTTTTGGTCACGAACAGGTTTTTCAGACTGTTGCGGTATTTTTACATCATTTTCCTCTTCTTGTAAAGAGGCCCGATGATTAATATTTTCAGCGTAGTTAGAAGCTTTTTCCATCTTCATCTTAGCGGACGTCATTTTTTCTTGAGCGTCCACTAGTTTATCGGCATCACCCGACTCATACGCATCCTTATATTCCCGCTTTGCCATATCTAATTCACGCTCTGCGGAAGTCTTAAAGGAATCAACGGCTACCTTTTCGCTGTTATTGACTTTACCTTTGAGAGCTTTGTTTTCCTCATAAAGCTTTTGGGCAATGGAAATGGCTTCTTTCTGCTCTCGCAAAGCCTGTTCTTTTTCCCGTCTTTCATCATGGTAAATCTTTTTAAAACCAGCGATTTTCTGCTTTACATCGTCTGAATATTCTTCTAATTCGTCTTTTTCGAGACTTTCGACATACTCAGGTTGAGATTTGGTCTTACCTTTATCTTCTGGTGGGGTGTCGTCTTCCACCTCGATATCGATCTTTTCCTCATCTGGAAAGGTGTATTTTTCCATTTCTTGTTTATTTTCAGACATTTATGGCTCCTATTTACGTTTAATACCACGGGGGTCGTCTACTATGCCTTCTACAGAATCATCGTTGATAATGCGGAATTCACGCCCATGGATTACCAAACGAGTTCCAGCATTGGGGCGTACAAGGACAAAGTCTCCTTTTTTACACCATGCTCCGCTGGGAAAACGGTCTTTGTCTTTATAGCAATCAGGCCCTAAATCAACTACAAATAGGACTGTTGTTAAAAGTTCATCAAATCGGACAGCTTCGTCTGTCTTTATGATGCCGCCTTCGTACTCCCGCTCCACGTCTGGTATGGCACATAAAATGCGATATCCAGATGGTTTAGGTAGTTGTTTTGCCTTCTGTTCGTCCGTCTCAGGCAATACGGTCACATCATTTACATCATCGGTGGTCGATCCGATTAGTAATTCAGTCATTCAATCTCTCCATTTTGTCTTTGAGGTCTAATATGTAACCCTTTGCAATGAGCAGACCTCTAATCTCTCCGCAAACTCGTTGATACTGTATGTGATCCATATTGCCAACCACCACAGCATTCTTTAATTGGTCAGTTTTTTCGTCTATCTGACCCATTAAAACGTCTATTTCTGTCATTGTTTACCTTTCATCATTTGAGCTAAGACTTGGGCTTTTTGAACATTTGTCTGGTCTTTCTTATGAGCCATGTCGATGCCCATCTTCGTACCTTCGATCTGTTCTTTTCTATTCATCTCGTCTTTTTCTTTGGCGATCTTGGCTCCCAACTTCGTGCCTTCTAATTCGCCTTGGATTTCAACTCGCTCACGGTCAATGTCCAACTGCTCTTGTCGTAGAGTGGCGTCCATTTGATCCTTCTGTATCTTGCGTTGAACTTCCTGCTGCTTAATTTGAAGCTCTTGCATCTGCATTTGGATGATCGGATCTTGCATTTGTTGTTGAGCCTGCTGTTGAGCTGCTTGAGCTTGATTTTGTTGAAGAAGCTGAGTGGAGGCTTGAGCCACCAGACGGGAGATCTGGACTTCGTACTCTTCAGGGATTGTGTCTTCCTCATCCTTAAGATAAGGTAATGGCGCACCCAACTGTTGCTCAATCATCTGGCGGTACTTAAATCCGAAGTGTTCAGCAATGTGAGCCTGTAACCCAGCCGTGATTTGATTTGCCATAGGATTTTGCCCGATAACAGCCGCGGTGGTTGGATCCTGTAGGAAGTTCGTATGAGCCATGATATGGGCGTCTTGATCTTGGTAGATAAAGGCTTTTAAGGGCTTGCCCATCAATACGTCCATGTTTTCCGAAATAGGATCTTTCGGCTTTTGGTCATCCTGAAGCGGGATAAGTTTTTGCGGGTTGCGGATCCCCAAGACATCAAGCATCTGCCTGTGTAGTTGGGGTAGATTATAAATCTGTGGCGCACCTTGGGCCAGCTGGAGAACTGCTTGGTACTGTACGATCTTTTGCGCCATCGTTGCTGCATTAGGGTCGCTGACAGGAATGACTGTGACCAAGTCATAGTCCGACTGTTTCGCACGAGGGCTGCCTTCTTCAGGTTCATAGTTGTAGTCAGGTGGTGTGTAATCTCGAATAATCTCTTTTAAGAGTTTTAATTCCTGTTTCATTGAGTAATGAATACGGGACTGCACCGCAGACATGACTTTAAGGGTTCTCTCCAGAATTGCTAAAGTCGTGCCGACAGGGGCGTTGGCTGACATATCCGCAATCTTCATATCGCCTGCGGAGGCAAATCTTCGTCCTTCTTCTACGATTGTGCCTAACAAGGAATACAAGACTTGGCTGGGTTCCTTGTAAGGAAGCGTCATTAAGTTGTCTTTAATGGCTCCCGAAGGGACATCTACGTCTCTAAACTCACCTGGCGAGATGGGGGTGTCGTCTCCTTTAACTCGCAAACCTCGGGTTTTAAAGCCACCTGGCAGATTCGATAATGTGCCTGCGTCCACAAGTTGTCTGATAAGAGAAGTACCAGACTTAGCAAAAGCACCGACAAGGTGAATAAGGCCAAAGCAGTAAAAACCAAAGCCTGGAACGTATCCATAATGGACGAAATGGTTTCTTTTTTGATGAGTGTCATCTTCTGGTCTCCAATTTATACGGATAGACAGAATAGTCTGCGTACCCTTTTCAATCGTTACGACATACGGAAGAGCGATGCCTGTCTTTTCTCCGTCTTCTTCATCTTCGTATCCCGGAAGGTCTAGGTCTACGTGCATTTCTAAAAGCTTGTAGCGGTCATCCGAAGTCGCCCGAAAACCCATCTTTTCGGCAATTTTTTTCTCGACTTCGTCTAAAGCTCCACTAGGTTCTTGAAGTTCTACATCCCTGTAAAAACCTGCAAACTGAAGTCTCTTGACTTCATTCTCAGTCTTTCGCATGACGTGGGTTACACGGGGAGACTGCTCTAGACTAGAAGCTCCGTAAGGAACAACGATGTCTTCCGCAGGGATAAACATCGACACTTGGCGGTCTAAGGCGGGGTCAAAGTAGACTTTCTTAAAGGCGTTACCTGAGAGTCCCAATCCCCAAATCATTCTTTCATGCTCAGGGCGGTACTCCGTCATCACGTCTGTCAGTTGATAATTCATATCATCCTGAACACGTTGCGCTGCGTCTTTCTTTTCTTGAGTTTCTTTACCGATAATTAAAGTCTTTACCGGCCCAGCGGCAGGGAAAGTCTCCATAATAGTCTCGGCTTGGAACTTGACGAGTGCTTCGGAGAGGAGGGGGTGATAGACACCACAGGCTCCTTCCCAAGGTTCGGTTCGTTCCTCAATCTTCATTCCGAGAAGTTCTAGTCCGTCTACATAGGTCTGGATCCAGTCTTTACGGGCAGAGATGTCATCTTCAAAGTCTCCCAATAAATCCCCGGCGATTTCGGTCATATCCCCTTCGGACATATATTCCGCAAGGTTAGCGTCAAAGTCTTCGTCTGAAGGCTCGGCAGGTTCTATCTCAATCTCCATACCGTCAATCCCAATCTTGACTGACTCTGGATCTTCGATCTCAATCTCGATATCTGGAGCCGCTATCGACTCAATCCCTACGGGTGCTTGGTATAGACTTTTTTCAATCATGATGGTTCCTAGTAGTAAGCTGCTTTGCGTCTAAAGTGAATGGGTTCATCGGGTTCATCGCTGGGTAAACTAACAAATCCACCTTTTCTGTATCTAATTAATGCTTGGGTTGAAGAGTCCACCAAGTCATCGTGTTCTGAATTTGGAAAGGCAGCCATCTCTTCGATGACTTCTTCAGCCCACCTACGTGGTGGCGCCCAGACCTTCCCAGAAGAGAATAAGTCTGTCACCGAATTCATACGAGCTATCTTATCATTACCCCTTGTCGGAGTAAACTCTGAGACTGGAATTCCCATTCTCCTTAATTCAAAAATTAACGGACTCCCAGCGGCTTTTGCTTCGACTACGAAAGCGTCTGGCTCCCACTCCTTATACATCTCTAACGCTTTTGCCTTTAGTTCAGGGAATTCTAACCGTTGTTTCAAAGCGTCTAAGAGAATAATGTTTGGATCGTCTTGGTTTTCATTTAAATAAAAGACTCCCCAAGTCGTACAGGCGGAATAGTCCGACCGCTCGTTCTTTGTAAAGGCGGTATCCCAAGACTGAATAATAAATTCACACCGAGGTGGGTCTTCTTTCTCCCAAATCTTCCACCATTCCCGTTTGACCATCGCCCCCGCTTCGGAGGTCGGGGACTGCATATACTGGGCGTTCCACTTCGATACAGGAAGTTCAGTCTTTAGGGCGAGTAATTCATTAATCGGCCAGAACTCAGGCCAGAGAGAATTTCCCGAAGGCAGGATCGCAGGGAACTCAATAATCTCCCACTCTTCGCCCTCTCTTTCAATCGAGCTTTTAAGGATCTTCCCCACTAAGTCTCGCTTAGACCACCGAGTCATAATGACTACGATGGCTCCTCCGGGCTGGAGACGTTGTCTTGGACCCGAGGAGTACCACTCAAAGACTTTATCGTAGACTTCGGGGTTAGTCGCCGCAATCGCAGCCTCTTGTTCTGAGTGTGGGTCGTCAATTATTAAGAGATCGGCTCCTTTACCTGTCACCGTACCCCCTACCCCAATCGCAAAGTACTCTCCATTGGCATTAGTCGACCACCGTCCCGCGGCTTTCGAGTCTGACCTCAGAGTCACGTCAGGGAATATCCGTGCATATTGCTCAGAACCCACCAGATTTCGCACTTTTCGACCAAATCCGACCGCTAATTCAGCAGTATTGGAGGTCTGGATAATCTTTTTGTCCGGGTATTTACCCAAAAACCACGCAGGCAGGAGGTAAGAAGCAAACTCCGACTTCGTATGTCTAGGTGGCATATTGATAATCAGTCTTTTACACGTCCCATTGGCGATTTCTTCGAACTTTTTCGCCATAATCTTATGATGACGTCCGTCTATAAAGCCGGGCCACATCTCATGAGCGAACGTAATGAAGTCATTTTGGGCAGTTTCCCGTGTCAAAGAGCTTAAATACTCCTGAGCCACCTCTAAGAAGGCGTCCTGATCGATAGGGTCTAGCGACTCAATGATTTTTGCGAGATCCATATTTCCCAATATATTCTTTGATTAACATCCCAAGGGCGATTATCACGGCAAAAGTCATTCAATATCCCTCACTCTCATATAAGACGGGCGGATACTCCTAGCCTGTCTAGGGAGCATCTTGCAATGCCCTAATTGGCAGAGTACTTTATAAATTCGGTGGATATTGGACTTACCTTTATCGCCCGTGTGTTTCATGACATCTTCCATAGACGGTGCAAAGCCGTACATCTTCCACCACTCCTCAATAATCTTATACACAATCGCTTGTTTCTCAGTCATCGTATATAGGAAGGCTTCTCAGTCTTCTTCTCTAGAAAGGCTAACTTATCTAATAAGGGTTCTTTCATCTCTTTCTTAATCTTCTTCATAAGTCTCTCCCACTTGCGCCTGTTCCACTCAGTAGCCTCATTGTGTTTACCTGAAGTTAATTTCATACCCCCCTACCCCTTTTCTACTGAATTCATAAGGGGGGGTGTTTCCATATGCGACATCGTGTCGTTTTCGTCTAAATTTGTACCCCCACCCCCTTCTTTTTCTATCCTCAAACGGTTGGAGGATAGCGATGTCTTTGATTTCATTGACTTTTCACTCTTTTTAGGGGGGGTCTGTTGAGAATCATTCTCATCTAGTGATTGTTTGAGTGGAATACTATGTAGTATATGACGCACATCCGACTGCTCAATTGGGGGGTCACCAGGGAGTGGGTCTGCTGCCAGGGCCTTGTCCTCTAAATCTTTTTCTTGTTGCGTTGCGTCAAAACTATTTGAGCTTATCTCTTCTAATAGACTCATGGCATCTGTATCAATCGTCCGCTTCTGATCTTTAATAGCTTGCTGGAGCTTCTGTAATAGATCCGCCTTAGCCGATGTGCTATCCCTGATTGTCCGCACCTCTTTACGCTCAACGAACACACCCAGCTCGGCAACATTACCCAGAGCTTTAAGAGCAGAGATACGCTCGCTGGCTTTGCTGGCTGGGTTTAGGGCTTCTTGTGTGAGCTGGGAGATCACAATGCTCTTCAACTGTCGGGCTGAATACGACTTCTCGAACTCAATAGCCCGTTTTTGGGCTTCGGTTTCCATTTGGATTCTAGTATTTTTATTCATCTTATTGACATTCGCTCCTATGCTCTTCGGGTTACCCTTTGATTGGTACGCTTCTCTATATGCCTGATTGAATGGCTTACCTTCTGCTACCTTCTTACAATAGCTCTTCTGCTTAGTAGTGAGTGATCTCACGGGAACATGGAGGATCTCTTCTATCGGAGTATTGGCGATCTGCTCTCTTATCTGCTTACGGGTTAATCTGGGTGTTTTCATATGTGAACAATCCATGAACTTAATTTGCCGAAGTATAGGCAATCGCCCGAAATGTGCAACTCATAGGGGAATACTTCACAACCAAGTATCACCAGAACCCAAAGCACCGCCCTCTAGATCGCTCTGCAACCCTTATAAACACTCGAAAAAATTATTTTTTGCCCGCAGCAAAATCGCCTGGAAAATTTTTGACCTCAAAAATGCCACACCCAGACACACTTTTTTTTAATAATGACCCTCACCTTTTACGATTTGGATCGTCTCTATTGATAGGGAATGTCTCCCGACTAACTAAGGAATAATCTTGAACTCAAAACTCAAAAACGCTTTGAATATCTGCAACGATATGTTTTCTGATGATCTGGATTGGAATAAGCTCCCAGACTCCAGCAAGCTAATATTCGCTCAGGCTTTAATAACCGCCCACGAAGAGATAAAAAAAATCCCAGCCGTAGCTGGGACTAAAACCCAATAGGGAAGGGTTTTAAGCTATGACTCGCTTCAGAGTCGGAAATGACTCTCTAGCGAGCTTATAGTCAGTCATAACACGCTTAAACCAATCTATATCCAACTCCCCAGAGATCGCATAATCCACCAGATCAAGGAAGCTCTCTAGCCCGAATTCATCAACGAAATTCAAGCCCTGATCGATTGAGACATCATGCTCCCCGATGATGTAGTTTAGATCATCAAGATTTACTTCGACTTCTCTCCGATGATCTGCTGGCTTCTCATAAGCATATGCTGGATATAGATAGCTCCCCGAATAATCCTCATAACCTCCGAAATAATTAAACCCAGAGGATTTATAGGAATATTTTTGGGGAGCTTCTAGCACTTGCTTTTTAGCTTTTTTCATATTCACGGGATGATTCTTAGCCGACTTGCTGGCACTCCACGCATAGGTATTAGAAAGCCACAACCCACCCCAATAAACCCCTGAACCTTCATTAATGACAGTTTGCCGACCCTCATTGTCCATAATGACAAACTTATTCGACACCCCGATATGATCCTCAATAAGTGCTTTAAAGCTCGGATGAAATGCGAAATCTGGATTACCGGAGAGCATAGGTTTTAGGTAATTCTGGATATAGTGCCAAGTATCCGATTTAGTGGTATCCGCTTTATTACCCGTAGATAACACCCCATTATGCATAAGCCACAAATCCAGCCCATGTTGAGCTTTATTAAGGATTTCGTAAGGATGACAATTCAGAAGATCGATATCCCCGTGTGTCCGCATTCTTAGGTGAAAAGCACAATCTCGCCCAGCGATATTTTCCCGATAAAAATCGATAAACTCCTGAGCAGTATTGGGGATGATTTTCTTAATGATTAGCTCCCCATGGTGAGCAAACATAACCCCGACACCATCACCATTAAAGCTATAAAAATCCGATAGCCACGCATCGGAGAGGATCGGGGAAGATTTGGATTGAGTAAGTAATAAGCACATGATTAAGCCCTTTTCTTGAATAGGTGAACATTAGACTCGGGCATTGAAAAGCCCTTAGATTTGAGAAAAGCTCTGAGAAATTTCGTATCCTTTTTATTCTCATTAGCACAAATAAACTTCAGGAAATAATCGACTGTCAAATTCTTGGTGCTGGCTTCCCGACAAAAGAACCATGTCGCATAGGTGAACTCTAAACACGCCATGATCGTATCGTATTTAAGTGAACCCTTAAATAATCTGAATTCGACTGTCCGGTCATTCTGAAAATTAAGAGCTTCATAACGATCCCGATTTAATCTCCGAAGCTGGGAACGCTTCCCGTTTACTTCAAGAGACTCTTTTAACCACCCTTTATCATCTTTTTTATTCTTAATTGACCCATAAGAACTATCTCTCCGAGCAATCGCTTTAATGAGTGATTGATTCGCCTGATCGTTAATGAAGAGGATCATTTTCGCACCATGCAAAGTAGTCATTTCTGATTTGCAGATATGCACATGAAGCCCACAGGTATTGGTATCGTGAGACTTTGCACCCTTCAATGGTTTATAGAGATCATCTTTAAAAAACGATAATTGCTCCTGATGCACATCCAAACCCGTATATGCAGTAACCATTTCGAAACCATGATCCAGACTTGCGTCACCCTCACAAAGGGCATATGTCTCACCCTTATACTCTCCAAGCCCGTTTAAGAGCTTCTTAGCCGTTTCTGTGCGATCGCTTTCGACTTCTATTTCCAGCTCCAGCCCTAACAAGACTCTGGGCTTACGATCATCATACGCAGATGCAATATGACCCAGACGATGCTTAGAGGAATGATACTCACCGATAATGCTATTCGAGGTTAAATCCTCTTCCCGAACATAAGTATCCTGATCTTCATCCCATTCGTAATTGTCTTCACGGCATGATTCACACACCAAATAATCATGATAGCAACGGGAAGAATTATCTCTATGCTCGATTACATTGCAGTCATTACAACGGAAAAGCTCGTTTTGGGCATCTGGGAATTTCTCTTCTATGAAATCAATCCAATCACTCTGGAAACGCACCGAGTCATTAGCCAATTCAAGGATATGCGAAATACTTTGATCCCTGATAGCTATACCGACAGAAGCTCCAAAACGATTAAAAGAATTTCGCTGATTTTGGATATTATCCAATCTCACATGATCCCAGCGACTCGATCTCCGACCCGTTAAATGGGTTTTAATTTCCCTCTTAATAATTTCCCTTCTGTAATCCCTTCTATGGCTGGAATAATCATTCCACAATCTTAAAATATTCATGCTTAAAACTCCCTATTAAATTGAATTAAACATATATTGCAAAGGGCAAAATCGCCCTATTGCATTAGACCATAGAAAACAAACCGCCAGAGAATACCTTAGTAATTTATAGGGTTATTACATCAAATAGAAATAAGCTCTATAAACGATCATTTACAGGAGCTTAAAAATACCATACCAATTTAGTCAACTAATATTATTTTTACTTGCAATATGGCACAATCACAAATGTATTGCGATTGGGTCAGGAT